CTGGAGGTTGCAAGACTATTTGCTTTTCAGAAGTTTCTTCTTTAACTTCATCAATTCTGACGTATCCTTCGTGACCTTTCATGCTATCAATATCATGCTGATAGGTGAAAGTTACTGTATTCCCCGACTGCAAACAACGGAAAGTAGCCATAAGGACTCCAAAAAAAAGGGGGGTATTAGCCCCCTTTTATCATACTAAACGAACCACAACGCACTTAACTGTGGTGCTTGCTAAGTCCACAGTAGCTGTACTTTCGTTTTGGAAACGAATAGAGACAGTATCTGCTGCTGAGACATAAGGCGTGATGGAGAGTCCAGAGACATCCACACCCATACTGATGTTCATCACAATGTCGCCTAGCTTTACGCCAGGTACTGTAATGGTGTTTGTTTCACCTGCGCCATCAACTAAAGATGAAGCGTTTAGTGTTGCTGTTACAGACCAAGTATCCGAAAAAAGACCTCGGAATTGGTCAGTTCCCCTACGGGAAACTACTGCTGTTGCTGCTGCCATAATAAATCTCCTTGATGTAAAAAATCCCCCCACCGATTAAGGCGAGGGGAAAAGGCAACTATTAGGCTGGAACTGCTAACGCAAATGCGCTAGAAGACAAAGCTGCACCAGTTGTGGCGGCTGTACGCATGGCTTTTACACCATACAGAGTGTCAGATGTAAACAGAGTAGCGAGGTACTCTTGTTTGTACTGAGTCTGTGAACGAACACCAACTTGCTCAACCAGAACCATAGAGTCCTTGTGACCCATCAAGCAGATACGATCTGTTGCAGTATTACCTGCGCCAGTATCAGCATTGCTAGATGTGAACACGGGGATACCATACAGTTGACCGATTTCACCAGTACGGATTGCGTTACCATTACCCACAAAAGCCTGTTCAGTGTAACGGGAAAGACCCATCAACGTATTGCGGCTTGAAGGAGGAATGATGAAGAAACGACCATCCATAGGAGTGTCATTGTCATCCAAACGCTGAATCGTGCGACGAATAGCGGCATCAGTCAACGCAGAAGCATTGGAAGATGTGCTGTTGTAAGCAGTAGTACCATCACCGCCAATAAAGGCTTTGGTGGATGTATTGCTTGTTGCGTAGTCGTTAGTACCGACAGTTGCACCATTGAAAGCACGACCCAATTGGATCAAGTCGGTATCAACTTGTTTAGCCAAAGCGTAACCAGCATCGGCAGTATAAAACTGACGCAAACTGTTCAATGCTTGTGCTTCAACAATGTCCTCAATGAAACGTGAGTACTCATAGTGCTTGTTAATCAAGACTTGAACTTCTGTCTCAGTATCGGCAATCAGAGTCACAGCAGTAGATGCCGCTTTTGCTGATGCGTTACCACGAGTAGGAGCTGGAATGTGAACTGTGTCACCCTTCTTGCCCTTGAAGTTCATCTTCATTACGATGTTAGCCAAAACAAGGTTTTTCTTGTATGCGGCTACGATTTCATCTGACCAGATTTCTGGGATGAATTTGTCTGCGGTTGTTACTGTAACCGCTGGTGTTGGATATGCCATGATTAAATCTCCTAAAGTTTAACGAACTCGACCTTCTGAGTATGCTGCCATAATTTCTTGACTTAAAGCATCATAACGATCTGGGTCTTGCATTTTGAGCCGAATAAGGTCTGCCCTTCTGTATACCCTCTTTGATGATTCACCAGAACCACCTACATCAACACCTACTGCTTTTAAGTTCTGTTTGCGAGTTACCTCGCCCTCATTACTTGTTTGCTTCTGTTTAACAGAACGTAGCTGTTTATAGGTAGATAGCAATTCATTGGCTGAGTCGTAATCATATCCAGAATCGGCTTGCTCGAAGATTTTAATGCGAATAGGGCTAGATTTCACCCAATTTGCAAAGTCCTGATCTTTGGCAATGTCTCCAAAGTCGGGATGCTCTTGCGCTAACCTTTGCTGAATCTGTGACCTTTTCATTTCTAGCGTTACTTGTCGTGCCGCTAGGATGTCTGGGTGATTATCAACAGTCTTTTGAACTGCCTTCTGTGGATTCTCAAAGAAATCTACTTCAGGCTCTTCCTGTCTAGTCTGTTGTTGTCGTGAACCAAGGTTCTGTTTGATAAGTTCATCGGCTAACTTTCTAACCTCGCCTACTTCCTGTGCTTGCTTTCCAATTAGCTTTTCAGCCTCTTGGTGCATCTTCACAATCTCGTCTAAACTTTTTTCCCTGTATTTCTCAGGAAGTTCATTCTTTTGCGAAATCTTCTGTTCTTCGATCTCTAACTCACCCAACTCTTCTTTGTCATCATCAACTAACATACTTTTTTCCTTTTCCTGCCGTTAATCGGTTGTAGGAGATTCAACTCGGCATAATTGCTTATGAGTTGATTTTGCGTTCAGTTTTTAACTTGTCTAAGTGGCTTTTCTCGAACTTTCCATGCGCTGATGGAAACGCTCCAGACCACCCTTCTAAGCGAAAAGCTGGCGCTGAGAGAATGCGATGAGAATCCTCACCACACTCACACTTCAGACTTGTTGCCTCATAATCAACAAATCTTTCTGTCTTATGCCCGTTTATACAGGCAAATTCATACATTCTTCTCATTTAAGTCCTCAAATGCTCTTTCGCTGACTTGTTTTAAGTTCTTCAGCCAAATAAGGATTGAATACTCACCTTTTCTGAATTGTAGACTTTTTTCATCTGCAATCGTTGCAATATTATTCAAAGGCTCTATCATTTTGTCAATATCTTCCATTAAATCTATCCATCCTTGAGTCGACATCATGTCAAATCGAGCGTCATAATACTTTTGTAGTTCAGGTGTCATGTCATCCATTCTTTATTGGCAAGTAATCTGGGATCATTGGGTTTGAATTTTAAAGCCTCATCAAGCTCTTGCTTTGCCTTATCCTTATACCCAAGATGCCAAGCGGCAATACTGCAAAGGTCGTGTGGTTTGTCAGACCATGCAGAGGGGTCCATTGTGTAGACCTCCAACTTTTCTTTAATTTTCAATGCCCTGTTTGCCGCAAAATAACAAGTCTCCCAATCGTTAGTGTTGTAGCAGAACATGGCGTAATCTACCCAAGGCTCACGGGTGTTAGCCTCCTCAAGACAAGCGCCTTGATACCATTTCTCAGCCTCTTTGATCTCACCAAGGCTTTCGTGTGACTTGCCCAAAAGCCTCATGGCATAGCACCGCTCATGGCTCCAAACAGCTTGTGGCATTGTCAGGTACTTTTTGAGCGCAGGGATAGCCTCTTTCCATTGACAATAAAACGTCAATTCTCTAGCGTAGTAAAAAGCATTGCGGTGGCAATATGGGTCCTCTTTGACCGCAAGTTCTAACAAAGGTAAATACTGACTTCTTGACTTTGTTTCATCAGGGTGATGACTTACCAACAACATATCGGTATGTGCGTACACCTCTGGAATTCTGTTATCAGCACGAATGTACTCATGGATTGGGTGATGCCAATGGTAGCCATAGCGATGATGGATTTTCTCGCTATAAAACATAACGCCATTGCTCCAATCAAACTTATATCGCATACGGGTTGTATCTGTTTTCCATACCCGTTCTATCTCTTTTCTCCATCCTGGCTCTAGCACTTCGTCTAAATCAAGAGATATACAAATATCAATGTCAGATGGAAGTAAGGCAAGTGCGGCATCTCTGGCTTTGTCAAAGCGCCAAGGTTTTACGCATATATCAAACACTCTAGCGCCAGCATTCATTGCTTGCTGAACAGTATCATCAGTTGAGCCTGTGTCAGCAATGACAATCAAATCAGCATCTTTGGCTGAATCACAAAACCGTTTAACGAAATGCGCTTCGTTTTTGCTAATGGCGTAGACAGCTATTTTCATTTTGCTTCCAATGGCGGAAAGCCAAAGAAAGCTCTGGCTTCTGCGTTTGAGTCAAACCAACTCCACCCGTCTGTTGGGTAGGTGTGCTGATCTTTTGTTTCGCGGCGCAATTCGTAATTGGCGTTCAGCACAAAGTTTGGGCCAAACAGCAAATCGCCATCGAGTTTGTAAAAGCCTGATGTGTCGTCCATGTTTTTATCCTGTTACTGTCCAGCCTTTAAGCGTTGCAATAGTTGGGTCGTCTGTTGCTGCGCCGTAGTTTCCAGTGACTGTAATAGTCTGTCCGACTGCCACGGGCAGGTTAGTGTAAATCTCATTTAACGCAGTAGCTGACAGTTTGCAGCTTGCAACGCTAAACGTGAAGTTAAAGTTTTTTGCTTGAATGCGTGACAAAGAGTTGCAAGAGCCAAATATAGTGTTGAAGTTTCCTGACGATGTAACTGCGGTTGTTGTTAAAGCGGGTATTTCGGCAACGCTGTTGCAACTGTTAAACATGAAACTCATGTTTGTTACAGCAGCAGTATTAAATAACGGTACAATTTGTAAGCTAGAGCAACCACTAAACATACCGCTCATGTCTGTAACAGAAACAGTGTTAAATAACGGTACGGTCTGTAGGCTAGAGCAATTTTGAAACATACTAGTCATAAACACAACAGAAGAAGTGTTAAATAACGGAACTGTTTGAAAACTGGAGCAACTGCTAAACATAGCTGTCATATCTGTTACAGCAGCAGTGTTAAATAAAGGTACAGTTTGAAGACTGGGGCAGCTCTGAAACATTTGCTGCATTAGTGTTACAGCAGCAGTATTAAATAACGGTAGTGTCTGTAGGCTAGAGCAACTGTTAAACATACTGCTCATGTTTGTCACGGCAGCAGTGTTAAATAAAGGTACAGTTTGAAGGCTAGAGCAACTGTTAAACATACTGCTCATGCTCGTAACGGCTGCGGTGTTAAACAGGGGTGCTGTTTGTAGGTTACGGCAACCGTTAAACATCTGGACCATGCTCGTTACAGCAGCAGTGTTAAACAAAGGTGCTGTCTGTAAGCTTGAATTATTCTCAAACATCTGGTCCATGTTTGTCACGGCAGCAGTGTTAAATAACGGTACAATTTGTAAGCTAGAGCAACTGTTAAACATACTGCTCATGTTTAATACAGTTGTAATCGTGCTGGCAATTTCTACGTTTTGTAGTTCGCGTAAATTTCTAAATAAAGCGGAAAAAGATGTAATTGACCCTAACTCATTTAGCCTTACACGTTCAATATAGTTGTGGCGAACTGTGGTAGACGAAGCCCCCAATGTTAATGTTGTAATGGTTGACGCTGCATAAGCCAAATCTAACCAACCTGTAACATATCCGTTAGCCAATCCTGATTGGTTGTGTTTTACAAACAAGTTGATGCTTGTCAGGTTGTTTGCTGCTTGTGGAGTTATTGTTACCGTTGCAATTCTGTACGGCAATAGCTGACCTGTACCATCATTGGTCAACGCAAGGGCAGAGCCTCCAGATGTTGCTGCAACTTGGAACGTGTTTGCGGTTGCGTTGATGACAAAATAAAACTGTCCGTTTACGATGCCCGTGGTCGTGGTAATGTTAAAAAACCTGACCTGCATACCGTCTGTGTAGCCGTGGGCTGTACGGGTAACAAGGTCGCCAACATCAGTAAACGTCACGGGAGCCTCTGTGCCCACCAGCGAAGCAGCCGAATAGCTGTACTC